GGCGAGATCGATACCGTGCCCGTCGATAAGGCCATCGCGCGTGCGGACCGCACGATCAACCGCTACCTGGCCGGCCGCAACGAGCTGCCGCTGGCCGACGACGAGGTGGTCGATCTGGCCTGCGATATCGCCCGTTATTATCTGTACGCGGACCAGGTTCCGGCCCACGTTCAGAAGCGTTTTGACGATGCCGTCAAGGCATTGGAAAAAATGGCGGCACGCAAGATCGCCGTCGTCGATACGGCCGGCACGGAAGCCGCCGAAAGCGCCGCCGCGCCGGAAATGGAATCCAGCGCCAGCGTGTTCGGGCGTAGCGGGGATTGGTGATGGAAAACTACCTGGCCGCGGAAGCGCTGATCAAGCAGCGCCTGATCGACAAAGTGCCGGCCATCCCGGCCCATCACGTGCTGTCGGCCGCCGATCTGGACGGCGTGAAGGAAAACGCACAGGCCACCCCGGCCCTGCACGTCATCTATTTCGATGACGAGGTGCCGACCGGCGAAGGCAGCCAGGCCGGCACCGGACGGGCTCAGCTCGTCAATCAGTTGTGGCTGGTGACGCTGGTGGTGCGCAACGTCAAAGGCAAGACCGGCGCCGGCAACCGGAACGACGCCGGCCTGCTGATCGGTCCGGTCCTGGCGGCCCTGCAAGGCTGGAAGCCTTCCGCCGAACACGGCCCGCTGTACCGGCGCAAATCGCCGTACCGCGTGACCTATCGGAACGGATTCGGGTATTTCACCTTTCTGTTCGGCACCAAGATCGCCGTCACGGGCCTGCCGTCGTAAACCTTATTAATAAGTATATAGCCCCCGAGGTGAACATGAGTGAAGAACTGGAAAAAAAAGTCAAGCGCGTGAAAGTGAAACTGAAAAAGCGCCACACCCACGCCGGCATCGAGTACGACGAAGCGGCCGTCAAGGCCGGCGTCGAGATCGAAATTACCGAACAACAAGCCGCCGCCCTGAAAGCTCAGGGCGTCATTTAATTAGGAGTCCATCATGTCAGGATTTTTAGGCTCAGGCCGCATTTACGTCGACCGCAAAGTCGGCAGCGTTTTCCAAGGGCTAAAGCTCATCGGCAACGCCACCAAGTTCGAGATCAAGGAAAACTCGGAGAAAAAGGAGCGCGTTTCGAAAGACCGCGCGAACTACGGCTCGGCGTTGAACACCGTGTTCGTGAAAAAGCCGGCCGAGGTCAATATCACGTTGGACGACCTGGACAAGGACAATCTGGCGCTGGTGTTCCTGGGGGATGCGTCCGCCGTGTCCGTGACCGGATCGACGGTGACCGACGAAGCCGTGACCGGCTATAAGGACCGCATCTTCAAGACCGCCAAGCGCAAAATCAGCAGCGTTGTGTTGACCAACTCAGACGGCGCAACGACGTATGTGCTCGATACCGACTATGAAATCGTCGATGCGAATCTCGGTCTGATCAAAGTGCTGACGGCGGGCGCCATCACCGACGGCCAGTCGCTGAAGATCGACTACACCTACGGCAGCATGACCTCCAACAAAGTCGCCGGCGGCACCAATTCCAACGTGATCGTCAAGATTTTGTTTGACGGCGTCAACCAGGCCAACCAGTCGAAAGCGGTCGTCAACGTGTTCGAGGCGGTGCTGTCGCCGACGTCCGGCGTGGATTTCCTGGCCGACGATTTCACCTCGATCGAGCTGGCCGGCGTGGCCAACGTGCCGACCGGCGGCACGGCGGCGTATGAAGTCGAGCTGGACGTGGTGTATAGCTGATGCGCGCGCAGAAAGTTATTCCGCTGGATGACAGCCGCGCGGTCACGCTCAACGAACTGCGGGTCAGGGATGCCCGCAAGATCCTGGCGCAGGCCAAGAACCTGGAGCAAGTCGATGTCCGGGAGTTGCTGGGCGAGCGCTTTCATGAAGTTGGCGCGTTGCTCGGCGATTGCATTGTCATGCCCGACGGCGAAACGCTCGATGACCTGACATTCAGCGAAGTCGGCGAAGTCATCGAGGGGCTGCTGGAGATCAACCGGTCTTTTTTGGACCTGCTGGGTCTGGCGGGCCTGGCTCAAAAGATCCCGCCGGCGCCCTCGACCGCGCCTGCTGCTCCCTCATCGAGCGAGGCCACGTAGGCGTTTTCGATTACGGCTGGCGCTTTTTCGAAACGGCGCTGGCGATGGCGGGCCAGTAGGGGCCGCCCTACGACCGCCACCATCTGACGACATAGATGAACGCGCTTAATGGGATGGCCACAATGCCGATGGCGACCAGGATCATTTTAATTGAGTCATGGAACGCCAAGGCGGCGATCAACAGCAGTGCGATGGCAGTAATTTCACTGGAGCTTAATTTTTTGTTCATAGGTAACTCATGGCCGGTTTAAGCGATTTGGCAATGCGCATTCTGATCGGCGCGGAAGACCGCACCGGCCCTGCGTTCAAGACCGTTCGGCAGGGCACGCAGTCGATCAGCGATTCCTTGGCGCGCGTGGAGACGCTGGCGAAGCGCGTATTCGATATTAGGCTGTTTGCCGGCTGGGCGCAAGACGGCATCGCGCTGTCCGACACCTACAAGGGCCTGACCGGCCGTATCCGGCAGACCGTCGACGAGACCGGCAACCTGGCCGACAAGCAAGGGCAGCTGTTCACTCTCGCCCAGCGCACTTTTACCCCGCTTGAGCAGACGGTCAAGCTCTACGCGCGCGGCAGCGAGGCGCTGGAAAAATACAGCAACGGCCAGGCCCTGGCCGCCAAACTGACCGAAACCGTCAATTATTCGTTCAAGGCGCAAGCGTCCAGCGCCGCCGAAGTCTCATCGACCATCACCCAGCTGACCCAGGCCATCGCCAGCGACGCCGTGCAATGGGAGGATTTCGGCCAGCTGGCCGACACCAATTTAATGCTGGTCAACGTGGCGGCCAAGAACCTGGGCTATGATGGCATCGGGGCGCTCAAGCAGGCCATGAGCGAAGGCCGGGTTGGCAATGTCGAACTGGTCAACGCCATTGTCGCCGGTTTCGACGAGATCAAGGCCGCCGCCGATAAAATGCCCGTGACCGTCGAGGAAGCCTGGACGAATGTGCAGACCTCGTTGCTGAAATACGTCGGCGAATCCGAAGCGGCCAACGGGGCCACCCATGCGTTGGCCGAGGGTCTGCAACTGCTGGCCGGCAATATCGAGCCCCTGGCCGATGCCGGCATGCTGCTGGCCGAGATCTACGGCGCCCGCGTAGCGGCCGGACTGCTGAAATCGGCCCAAACCTATATTCAGGCCACGCAAGCCGCCAGGGAAAAGGCGCAGGCCGACCAAATGGAGATTGCCGCCGCCCATCAGAATATCAGGATCAGCGCCCAGGTGGCGGCCGCGCGGGTCAAGTCGACGCTGGGCATGGTCGAAGAAGCCCGGCTTTATGCCGCCCTGGTCGCCGGCACGGAAAAGGAAACCGCCGCCAAAAGGACGCTGACCGCCGCCATCAACGAATTGCACATCGCCCAATCGAAAGCCTCGGCGGCCAATGCCGTATTAGCCAGCGCCTCTGGCGCAGGTGCAGCCCAGGTCGGCAAACTCGAAAAGGCATTCGCCCTGGCCAATAACGCATTAAATAGCTTTATTGCCTTTGATCTCGGCCAGACCGTCGGCGAATGGCTGCGCCAGTTCGACGCCGTCCGGGTCGCCGGCAGTTACCTGTCCGAAACCCTGGTCATGATCGGCACCGGCGTCGCGGGCATGTTTGACGGCATCTCATTGGCCGAGCGCTGGGAGCAGATCAAGCGGATTCATGCCGAATTCGACCAGATCCGCGCGAATGACACGGTCAAGGCCGAACAGGAAACGGCCGCGACCGTGGCCGCCGAACAGCAAAAAACCCAGGCGATCGAGGCCGCCGCCCAGAAACAGCAGGCGGCGTTCAAGGTCGTCGAGGATGCCACCAAGCAGTTGACTGCCGGCATTGATGCCGAGGCCAAGCGGCAAACCGCCGCCATCCAGCAGAGCCTGGCCGACCGGCTGGCCGCGATCGATGCCATGAACCTCAGCGAGGCCGAAAAGGACAACTTGCGCGTCCAGGCCAAGCTGGAGTCCTACAACCTGGAATTGCAGCTGCAAACCCAGGCAACAAACGCCAAGCTGGGGCTGATCGACCAGGAATACCAGGCGGAGCTGGCGCAGGCCGCGAGCAACGCCGAGCGCCTGGCCGAGGTCGAAACGCAAAAACGCCAGGCGAAATTGTCGGTTTATTCCGGGCTGGCCGAGTATTACCAGGGTGAAGTCGCGCGGCTCGGGCAGGTCTATGCCGCCGAATTTCAGGCCGCGCAAACGGCCAAGCAGCAGCTGGCGAATCTGAACCGAAGCCACGAGCAGAACCTGTTCGACATCAGCCTGATGGGATTAAGCGAGCGCGAAAAGCTGTCAGCGCGCGAGTACAAGTTCAACCAGACCATGCGCGATCTGCGAGCCGAGCTGGCCAAAGGCGACCAGGGCGACCAGGCCAAGATCAATGGACTGTTGGCCGCCGCCCAGAAACTGCACGGCGAAATCACCAGCACGGCCGGAAAAGGGTCGAGCGCGATTGTTGACGCGAAAAAACGCGAAAACGAAATCTTCAAGGCGCAAACGGAAGTGTTGGAGCGCAATGCCGGCGACCATGAAAAAAACGCCGATCGGGCCAAAGCGGCGCAAGACGATGTGGCGAACAAGTTGGCCGAGACGCGAACCGCCATCGCGGACATCACGACCAAGCTCAACCAGGATTACGCGTTAAAAATCGGCGTCGACCAGGCGAGCTTAACAGCCATTCAATCGACCATTGCCGATCTGACCAAGCCGGAAACCAAGGTCATTACTATCCAAACGGTACAGTCAGGAGCCCCGGCCCAGGCCACGGGCGGCCCGGCCGGCCAGCCCGCCGGCCTGCCCTGGCGCTTCAACGCCGGCGGCTATACGCCCCGGTCCGGCAAATTGCCCGGCTATGGCGGCGGCGACAAGATCCGGGCGCTGCTGGAGGCCGGCGAGTTCATCATCCGTAAGGAAGCCGTGCAGAAACTCGGCGTGCCTTTCATGTATGCGGTCAATGCCGGTCAAGTGCCTGCGCGCGACGTCATCAAGCGCGCGTTCGGTGGTACCGTTGGCTATGATATGGATGACGAACTGAAAAAACTGAAGGACAAGCGCGCCGAGGACATCATCAAGCACATGATCGCCAATGCGCGGGTTTTGGGATTGAACAGCTCGGGCACCGGCTATTCGGCCATGCGGGCAAAGCGCAACATCGGCCTGACGCTGGAAAAAATGGGTCGCTCGGATCTGGGGTCCGCCGTGTCCGACATCATTGACAACAGTATCGTAAACGCCAGCGCGATCGGCGCCAACACGAAAGCGGCCGCCGCCAGAAATCAGGAAAAATTCGACCGTGCCAGAATTTTAACCGAGCACCTGTTCGATAGCGATCAGACCGCCAAGCTGCCCGAGATCAAAACGCCGAAACTGAGCATTCCAACGCCGTCGATCCCGACCGTGCCGAAAACAGCGGCTACTGCGCCAGTTGATGCCGGTCCCGGCCGAACCGAACGCATTCAATTCATCGCACCGAACGGGCAAAGCCTGACCGGTGAATTCAAGCCCGGCGGCACAGAGCAAATGCTGCGTATTCTTAAAGATGCCGGAGCCGTCACAATATGATCACTTTAGACGCAATCACCCTGCCGCCCGATCTGGTCTGGTCGGACGAATTCGACTGGTCGCCTGTGCAGCAGTCGAAGACCTACACGCTGACCGGCGCCCTGATTCTGGAAAAAGGCACGATGCAAGCCGGGCGGCCGATCACCCTGGTCGGCGGCGACAATGCCGCCTGGATCACACGGGCGACGCTGCAAACACTCTATGCAAAGCTGACCACGACGGCCCCGATGTCGCTGGCGCTCAATGATGGCCGCGTATTCAGCGTGGCATTCAATCACGACGACAAGCCGATCGAGGCCCGGCCCGTGCTCGACTACTCGACGCCGGCCGATGACGATTTTTATACCCTAATTTTGAGGCTTATCACGCTATGACAGACATTTATGACGAGATCCGGCAGTTCGACGAGTTTTACAGCAATTTTAGGTTCATGACTAAATCCGATAAGTTGCGGCGTCAAGCGCACGTCAGTCGCGTGCTTGATCTGGACGGTTTAAAACATGCTCTAACTCAGTCAGCAGAATTTGTAGCGACGCTTTGTCCTTAAAGGCCGGCGGCACCTGCTCAACCGTTTGCTCCCACAGCTCGACATAATCATCCCGCAGACGCGCCAGATCAATGCCTGGTTGTTCAAATACCGCCAGGGCAAAAGCGCGTAACGATAGAACTTCACTCACGAGCTTCTTAATCGTGTTGTGCTGGGTGGCGACTGCGTTTTCAAGCTGTTCCAAACGATCCATAAAGATTCCTAATATTAAGGTTTAAAAATGACCATTTTAGCAGGCGACATAAAACTGTTTAAAAGCGACACGATGTCCGACGCCCCAGAGGGCGGCGGCGCCATTACCGGCGACGTGATCATCGACGGGCAAAGTAATAATATTTTCGACGACATATCGACGCTTGATCGCGTCTATGGCGCCGTGCACATGCGGAAAATATTTCCGGGCGTGAAAACCCAAACGACCGACAAATATTTCGGCTCGCATTTGATTTTAAGCAAACTGCCGGGCGATGGGAAAATCGGCGTCAATCTGTTTAATACCGGCGATTTTTTCGACCGCCGCCCGGCGGCACAGTCACGCGTCGAAAACTACCGGGCACAAGGGCCGACTTATAACGGCTTTTTGTGGGGCACACAGTACCAAGGCAGCCGGGCCATCTCGATTTTTCAAAGCGAGACGGCGCCGATCCCCGGCATCGGCGACGTGCTGCTCATTGTTGATGGCACATCGGTTCAATATGTGCGTATCGTGCGCCTGACCGACAGCGTGCAGACGTTCACCGACGATCAGGGCCAGTTCAAACGCCGCATTTTAGAGATCGAGATCTCAGACGTGCTGAATTATGACTTTGCCGGCGCCCAGATCAACCGGCTCGATACGGTCACGCCCGACGCCCGGCTTTATAAAACGGTCGTGGCCAATGCGGCCCGATACTACAGCGCCAGGCCGCTGGCCGAAGCGGCCAATAATGGTGTCTACGGCATCAAAGTCGATTCGGTGTATTCGCAAGTCGTGCCGAGTTCACAATCTGAATTATCGCTGGTCGACATTGCGGCCGGTAGCTCGGCCGTGCCGATTATCGACGCGGCCATCGGCACGACCAGTTTCGAAACATCGGTCACCTTTTCGGCCGGCTCGACCCTTCATCTAGGCAATGCCTGCCTGCCCGGCTCGCTATGGATCCCGATCGATGGCGGCACGCTGATCGACGCGGCCGGCAGCATAAAAAGCGGCTCGACCGTGGTCGGCTCGATCGATTACGCGGCCGGCGTGCTGGTTTTCGGCGCCACATCGCCGACCTATGCCGGCAGTAAAACGGTCACATTCCGCCCGGCGGCGGCGCCGATCCGCGTGGCGGATACCGCATCGATCCGCGTCACGGCCGCGAATCGCGGCTATGTCTGGGCGCTTAATTTGAATTTACCACCCAAACCCGGAGCGCTGCGCGTTAGTTATAGAGCATTGGGCAAATGGTATGAACTCAGAGACAACTGCGCCGGCGGCCTGATCGCCGACGAGGCCGGCATCGGCTCGGGTACGGTCAACTATGTGACCGGCAGCGTATCGGTCACGACCGAGGCCCTGCCCGACGCTGACAGCGATATTATTTTCGTGTGGGGCCAGCCGGCCGATATTATCAACCGGGCCGGCATCACGCCGGGCGCCTTCAAGATCAAACACACGCTGACAAATGCCGCCTTTGACGCGGCGACGCTGGTCATCACCTGGAACGACGGCACGGCCCGCACGGCCACCACCAACGCGGCCGGCGTCATATCCGGCGACGCCTCGGGCCAGGTCAATCTGACCACGCGCCTGGTCGAGTTTACGCCGGCGACTATTCCGCCCGGCGGAACGGTCTTCAATTTTGCGTATAGTTTCGGCACGCCCATTACTAAACACATCACGACGTTTAACACCGACGGCGACAGCGTCACGCTGGATCTGGGCGATACCAACATCAGCCCCGGCTCGATAAAAATCAGCTGGCAGGCCGCCTGGTCGGCCGATTCGCAGGAATTGAGCAGGGCGCCGGTTAAAGGCGACATTATTCAGCAGCATGACGCCGACAACAGCGCCGGCGCTTTGCGCGGCGGCCGATCGTCGACGGTCGACTACGCGGCCGGCACGCTGACTTTCGACCCGACCATCACGGCGACTTATAAACTCGCCACCCTGTCGCCAGGATTCGCGGCGATTGCACACCTCGACTCGATGGCGCCGGGCTATTTTAGATCGGCGACCGGCTACAGCGACGCAACAGCCAAGACAGCCATACCGGGCGCCTTCGATGTTGTCTATCGCACGGCGGCGGCCGGATCGGCGGCGAATGAGTCGCTGACGCTGGCGCAAATTGAGATCGACTTAACGCCAGGCTATGCCGAAACCATCGTCGCGGGATCGGCCCTGTTCGTATTCGGCGGCCGCTCTTATGTCGACCGGCAAGGGCAATTATTTCATGACATCGATCGCCAAACCGGCGCCGGCACCTATGCCGGCACGATTGACTATTCATCGGGCCAGTGCACGCTGTCGAATTGGGCGAGCGGCGCCAGCGGCACGGTCACCCTGAAAGCGCTGGCCACGTCGATGAATTTCTCGCCGATCGAATATGCTGTCGGACGCACGCCCGCGGCCCCGATCAAAACCGGCGTGTTTCAGATCCGGGCCACGCCGGCCGACGGCGGCGGCCAGATTGTCGCGCCCGCCAACGCGGCCGGCAGGATCAGCACGGCTGACATGGATGGCTTTATCGAGTATGAAACCGGCGTCTGGCGTGTGCGGTTCGGCCAGCTGGTCACGGCAGCCGGCAACGAGGGCGCCGACTGGTATGACGCCAGCCAAATCGACGAAAACGGCAAGCTATTCAAGCCGCGTTATGTGCTCGCGGATTCAATCTTTATTGACACGGTCGCCTATACCTATCTGCCGCTCAGTTCGGCGATTTTGGGCCTCGATCCGGTTCGGCTGCCGGCCGATGGCCGCGTGCCGATCTATGCGAAAGGCGACGTGGTCGTCATCCTGCACGATCAGACCACGACCGGCACCTATACCAGCGGCAGCACCACCGACCTGGGCCGGGCTCGCCTGGCGAAACTGACCGTGCGCGACCTGGCCGGCCAGCCACTCGATGTCGCCAAATACGCGGCCAATCTGGACACCGGCATAATCACCTGGGGCGACCTGACCGGCATTTCGCAGCCGCTGACGATTGTCGACCGCATCGAAGACATGGCGGTTCTGACCGATGTGCAGATCACCGGCGACCTGACCTTGAGCCAGCCGATCACGCACAATTTCCCGCAAGACGAAACGCTGGTAGCGAATGCGATCATCTACGGCACGCTTTACGCCCGTACTTCGATCCCGTTCGATCAGCAGACCTGGTCGAACGAATGGAGCGACACGGCGATCGGCTCGACCGTGGCGGCGCAATATAACGCCACGCAATACCCGATCGCGGTCGACAATGCCAGCGCGATCGAGGAACGCTGGGCGCTGATTTTCACCAACGCGACGACCTTCAACGTCATCGGCGAGCATGTCGGCCAGATCGCATCGGGCACGATTGGCACCGACACGGCCCCGATCAATCCCAACACCGGCGAGCCCTATTTTACCCTGCTGGCCGGCGGCTGGGGCGCCGGCTGGTCGGCTGGCAATGTTTTACGGTTTAACACCTACGCGGCCGCGCCGCCGGCCTGGATCATTCAATCGATCGCCCAGGGCGAGGCAACATCAAGCGACTTTACCTTTTGTCTCGAAATGCGCGGCGACATTGACACGCCCTAACACCAGTTAAGGAATTATTAGCATGGCAGATTTAGCCCTTTCTTTAGGCACGCGAAACGATCGCCTGCAGGCGATTTTGAACAAATTGGACGCCGGAACCGGCCCAGGGAAATTATTAGTTTATACCGGACCGCGGCCGGCCACCGGCGCCGCCATCACCACGCAGACGCTCATCGGCACCTGTGTTTTGTCTGATCCGGCCGGCACGGTCGCCGATGCGCAGCTGACGTTTTCGCCGATCAGCGACGACCTCGCGGCCGATGCCGATGGCGAAATCGCCTGGGTTCGCGGCGTCGATAGCGACGATAATTTCGTTTTAGACATGGGCGCCGGCCTGGCCGGCAGCGGCAAAACGGTTATTTTCGACACGCTCACGGCCAAACTGGGCGGAATCATTAAATTCCTGGCCGGCGCCATCATGGAGGGCAACGCATGACCTGGATAATTAAAGGCAGCGTACAGGGCCAATATGCGACGCCCGTCACCGTGCGCGTTTATCGGCTGGATACGGGCGAGCTGGTCGGCGTGGCCAGTCTAGTGACCGGCGACTATGTGATCGTCGTGCCCGAGGATACGGCCTATTTTTTGACCTGTACGGCCGACATCGGCAGGCCGTGGGAACCGGGCAAATTTCGCGCCGTCGGCGAGCTGGTATTCCCCAGAAACGCCCCGGCGATCGTGCCTTATTATTTCAAATGCACGGGCGCCGGGCAGTCTGGGCAGACCGAGCCCGACTTTGTCGGGACGCCTTTAGTGATCATTCCTGATGGCGAATGCGAATGGGAACGTGTCGAACGCATCCCCGAGCCGCTGATCCAGTTTCCGGTTTTACCTATCTTAATTTAAGGCGTTTTTCATGAGCGGCACAGAAATCATATTAATCAGATCAAGCGACTACGGCGCTCCGGTTATCAACGGCACCCAGGGCAGTTTAACGGCAGCCCTCAAAGCGGCGCTGCAGGACGGCTTCAACCCACAGCCCATTCAAAGCATTACCCGCAGCGGATCGACGGCCACGGTCACTTTCGCGGATCCGCACAACTACAACCCGGACGGACTGACCAAAATCCTGCTGGCCGGCATTGATCAGGCGGAATACAACGGCATTTTTGAGCCGTTTAACGTCACCCAGCTGTCGGTCGACATCACCGTGACCGGATCGCCGGCCACGCCGGCCACCGGCGCCGGCATGACGGCCAAAGTCGCCCCGCTCGGCTGGAGTGAAGTATTCAGCGCCACGGGCAAAGCGGTATTCAGAAGCAACGAGGCCACGTCCACCCGGTTATATTTACGCGTCGATGATACCGGCGCCGCGACAACAGACTCGTATCGCTCGGCGCTGATCCGCGGCTATGAGACCATGGCCGACGTGGACACCGGCACCGGGCCATTCCCGACGGTCGCGCAGTCGGCGAACGGTCTGTATGTGACCAAATCGTTTACCTTAGACGCCACGCCCAGAAACTGGATCATTATCGGCGACGGGTTCGAGTTTTTCTTATTGCTGGCACACGGTTATAGTTCGACGCATAATATTTATACGTCACATCATTTCGGCGATCCGGCCTCAGAAATGGCCAGCGACCCGTTCGGCTGTTTGATTAATGGTTTAAATGCATCGATTTACAATAATTATCCCGATAGCACGCCAAGCCAAATCCTAAACAGCTGGGGCGGTCAAAACGGGCATTTTATGGCGAGATCTTATACGCAGGCCGGTGGATCGATTCAGGTCGGAAAACAGGGCAATTATGTAGCGGGGACTGGACATTTAGGCCGAGGCAATATTCCTTATCCGGCGCCGCTGAATAATGGCATTTATCACTCGCCGGTCACGGTTCACGAAGCATCAGGAAACGTCATCAGGGCGACATTAAAAGGCATTCTGCAACCGCTCCATACGCAACCGTTAGGGCATGGCGCCTTATTGCCGGCGAATCTGTCGCCGATCGGCCGCCGGCTGTTCGCGGTTGCAACAGCTTTTTCGAACGCCACCGCCGGCGAAACGCATTTTGACATCGATGGGCCGTGGCGATGAGCAGCGGCGGTTTGATTGCCCTGGTATTGCGTAAAACCCTGCTGGAATGGTCGACCATGCCCAAGCGGCCGAGCGTTTTTATCAATCAGTCTATGCTGACTACGGGCTTTGATGACAGACATCCAATCTACGGAGGCACGGCGGCGGGAACGGGCGTCGGCACGGTTTCCGGCGTCGTCAAACTCGGCGCATTGCCGGCCAAACGGCGCGTGCGGCTGTATGAAGCGAGCACCGGCGTTTTGATTCGCGAACAATGGGCCGGCGCTGATGGCAGCTACCGTTTCGAAGGCCTCAGAAAAGATTACAAATACACCGTCACGGCGGTCGATTACTCGGGCGTTTATAACGATGTCATAAAAGCCAATATCACGCCGATCTAATGAGCTACACGCCGCCGCCTGGCAATGCCGCCGACCTGTTTCTCGACGGGGCGTATGCCGCCCCAGCGGGCGATGCCGTCGAGCTGAATTTTGTCCCGCTGCCAGACGGCAGCGCTGTCGGCATTTTATCGGGCAGGCTAGACGATGCCGCGGGCTTGTTTTCGGCCGATGTCGTGACCGTCTCGTCTGGAACGATTTCGGCAACGCTGGACGACGCCACGGGCGCATTTTATGGCGCTGTTCAATCGGGATTATCCGGCACGATTTCGGCGACGCTTGAGGATGTCGCCGGCGCATTTTCGGCCGCCCTGCCGCCGGCGGCATTGGGCACGATTTCGGCGACGCTGGACGACGCAGCCGGCGCATTTTCGGCGGCTTATGACTTCAACACACACCGATTCATAACCAGCAGCTGGAACGCCACCGAAGCGACGATGCAACCGATCGCGGCGACGGTTCGATCGATCCAGAGGGCGCCGGCGCCATCGAGCGGCCAGGCGGCGGTCGTGGCGTCGGCGGCCCTGCCGATCCGGTCTGGCGTGCGGTCGGATCTGAATCAATCGGCGCCATTATGGTTCGAGACGAAATCAACGCAGCAGGCCGGGCAGGCGCTCGCACAGGCGGCGAACGTCGACCTGGCGCAGCTGCTGCCGGTGGCGGCTGATATTTGTGCTGATACGAAAGAAACGGCCGGCCTTTCGAGCGCGACGCAGGCCGGCTTTAATCTGCTGGCGTTTAATATCTTTGACTTATGCGGCGCCGCTGACGACGCCGGCAAAACGCACCACACCTTCACCCGGTCGTTTTATATCGAGCCCGATCCGGCCTATACGCCATCGACCGATTTCGACCTGGGCGGCGTGTCGCAGTATTCGCCGATAGTGGTCGAGCGCATCCGTTATTTTCCGTCGTCGGATCTGGTGTTCAGCGAGCCGATGCCGGCCGACGAACAGCCGGTCGTTCTTGACTTTCCCGGCTTTAATGTGCCCTATTATGACTATACCTTTCATATCTACGACGAACCGGCGGCGCCTTATTCGCCATCGACCGATTTCGTACTGCCTTATTCGTCAGCGCTGGTCACGGTCAACGATGTCGAGCAGATCGGCGGAATCCGGTTCAGTTTTGCCGCGACCTGGCGGCAGGCCGGCCGCCTCGATGTCGAGCGCTGCGCCCCGGTCGACGCCGCACGCCGGCCGCCGCCCGGAACCAGCGTATGGATCGATCCGCCCAGGCGGCCGCCTGTTACGCCGCCGGAGCATGTTGTTTTCAATATCAAAACAAAAACGGCTTACATCATGAATCATTCTTTGTCTGTCACCTTGTTAGACCTGACGCCGATCCCGATGTCGGCGGTTAGGCTCAGCTATGACGCCGATGCGTTCGCCTGGCAGTTCAGCGGCCAGCTGGCCGACAAGGCGGCGCTGCCGCTAGTCAAACAGGCCGCCGGCCAGCCGCCCGTTCAGCTGATCGTTACGATTAACGGCTACAGCTGGAAAGTGCTGGTCGAACGGATCGGCCGCGGGCATGAGTTCGGCCGGAATAACATCACGCTGAACGGCCACGGGCTGACGGCGCTGCTGGGCCAGCCGTATCAGCAGCCGGCCAGCGCCACGCAGGGCAGCGCTCTGACGGTTCAGCAGCTCGCCGAGCTGCATCTGCCGCCCGATTGGTCGATCAACTGGACGGCGCCGACCTGGCTGGTGCCCGCGAACGCGTATAGCTACAGCAACCAGACGCCGATTCAGGCGCTGGCCAGCATCGCCAAAGACATCGGCGCTATGCTGGTACCGGCCCGCGACAGCCAGACGATCGCCATCATGCCGCGCTATCCGGTTTTACCCTGGGCATTCGACCAAGCCGAGCCCGATGTCACGATTCCCGACGCCCCGATCGTCGCTGTCAACGAAACGACCGTCGCGCCCAGCCAGGCGAACGCGGTCTATGTGCACGGCGGCGAAGTCGGCGGCGTGCTGGCCTGGTGCCGGCTCAATGGCACGGCCGGCGATCGCCTGGCGTCTAGCGTATCAAATGCCCTGCTGACGGATGTCGTCGGCTGCCGAGCCCTGGGCGAACGCATCCTGGCCGGGCAATATAAGCAGCCTGGCATTCAGTCGATCACGCTGCCGATGGATGGCGTCATGATCCCGCTGCTGTCGGTCAGCCAGCTGGCCGAGATCACGGTCGACGGTTCGCCCGTGCGCGGCATCGTCAACGGCGTCGCGATTGAAGCCACGCTGGCCAGCGTGCGGCAGACGATCCAGATCGGCGAGGAAACGCCGAACCAGTGGACATTGTTCAAAGATCTGCTGCCGCGTGATCCGCTGCTGGTCGCAACGCTGTCGAGCACCGACGGCAGCACGGCGATCATGACGCTGCTCGATGGCGGCGTCGTGCGCGTGCGCGGCACGGGCACGGTCGGCAATAAATACTATATCCGGGCCGGCAAGATCGACGGCGAGGCGCCGAACATGATGGAGAATGAGGTGGTTATTTAAGGAGGGTGTTAATGTGTCCCTCCTTTGCTGCAATTTGCAATAAAAAATTGTGCCAAATATCGCGCAAATCTGTGCCAAATATCGCGCAAAGCTACACCGTATCCCAAAATTTACAAAAGTTAAGAAATCTGGATTTTATTAGGCCACTCTTTTTATAACTTATTGATTCAATTGGTCGGGGCGAGAGGATTTGAACCTCCGACCCCTTGCACCCCATAAGGGTGAACTTTCATTCCAAGTGATCCAAAGAAATCCAAGAATATATTTAACTGTATGTTTTTATTATTTATTTAATGATTGCCTTGTCCGATCGCGTCCGATAGAATTCATCCACAGCCAATAAAAACCGTATCCCAAACCGTATCCCAAAAACCGTGCAGGTGAATGATGGCAAAAGGCAAATTGACCGATTTACAGTTTAGAAACTTGAAGGCAGGCGACAAGGAAAGGCTGGTCTCGGATGGCGGCGGGCTTTATGTGCGTATCAGGGCAAAGGGTATCGGCGGAGGGGTTTCGTTTCGGTTTCGAAGTTTCGTAGGGGGCAAGCAGCAGTGGATCACCCTGAAAGCCTCAACCTTGGCCGAAGCTCGGAAAGAGTGCGACGTTCTTAGAGAACGGGCATGGGATGGTGTGGATTTACAACTGGAAAAGAAGCTGGAAAGGGAACGCCAAAAACAAAAGCAACTGGAAGAACGTGCGGAACTAAAGCGGCAACAAGCCGAATTGGCACGGGAACTTGCTCATCAACAATCGCTGATTACCGTGAGGAACCTCTTCGAACGTTGGACCGCGACCGACCTGCAAAACCGCAAGGACGGCGGCAAGGAAATCCGGCGCATGTTTGAAAAGGACGTGCTGCCCGTTATCGGCCATCTTGCCGTGGCCAATATACGCAAGGGACACATCACAGAGATTACCGACGCGTTGCTGCTGCGCGGCGTCAACCGCATGGCCAAATTGATCCTGTCGCTTGTCCGCCAGATGTTTCGCTTTGCCGTGGATCGGGATATCATCGAGTTTGACCCCACCGCCAGCATACGCAAGGCCAAAATCGGAGGTAAATCCGTGGAGCGTGATCGAGTATTAAGTGAGGATGAAATCCGCGAGCTCTGCCGCAAGTTGCCGGACGCCAACATGATACCTTCAACTGAGTGTGCCATTTGGCTTATGCTTTCGACGTGCTGCCGCGTTGGTGAGTTGTCTAAAGCCCGCTGGGAACATGTCGACTTTGCGGCAAAAACGTGGCTTGTTCCGGATGAGCACAGCAAGAACGGCAAACCGCATACCGTTTATCTTTCCGATTTTGCCTTGCGCCAATTTGAACGTCTGTCGGCATATCGGGAGTCAGATGCTTGGCTGTTTCTGGACCGGACCAAGACAACGCACGTTTGCGACAAATCTATATCGAAGCAAATCAATGACCGTCAGACAGATCGCGTGAGAAGCAATAAAAGTCAACATAAGGATGCTCTGCGGTTATCAGGCGGTAAGTGGACGCCGCATGACTTAAGACGGACTGGTGCAACGTTAATGGGGAATTTGGGCGTATTGCCAGACGTTATTGAAAAGTGCCTGAATCATACCGAGCAAAACAAAATGAAGCGAGTCTACCAGCGACAGGAATTGAAGATGGAACAGGCAGAGGCATGGCAGAAGCTGGGAGAACGACTGGAGCTTTTAACTCGAGCAGAGGCTGACAATGTTATTGTCGCAAGTTTTGGCAAGGTGAACGCCTTATAA